ATCAATAACTATGCCAATGACATATTAACATATGTGGATATTATTGTAAGCCTCCCCCACCTCCACCACCTCCACCATAAAAGCAGCAGGCATCTGTGTTATATTGAATAACTTCTGCTTGATATGATCCACCATAACCATCAGCTCTTATAGCAACTAAATCACAAACATCACATTGACTATATAAAAAAGTTCCATATGGTGGGTAACAAGTACTAGCACTTATAATTAAACCTGATGAATTAATCTGATAACTTGTTGTACCATCAGATACCCAACCCGCTCCTACTGTTGTTGTTCTTTTAGGATCAGTATATAAATAACAACCTACACCTAAACTAGAACAAGTGCTAAAAAAATATATACACTGAGCCATAATTTAATTTTTAATAATTACCACCCTGCAGACAGTTATCTGGAGTACAAGCATCAAATGCTGATGATGTACTATAAGAGTTATAATAAGGATAAGCTACTAGTGACCATGCTTTAATAAAATAATTTACACCAGCTTGAACTATAAAACTATAAGAGGCCTCTGTTAAATTAGGACCAAATGATGCATTTTTAAATATAGAATAGTCATGTACTAATATTCCATTAGCATACACTTGTAAGAAACCATACCCAGGTGCATTCCATCCAAAGTTACCAGGTGCTTCTGCTGCTCCTAATCCAAAATTTGCTTGAACAGTAATTTGATTACCTATTCTTACAGCACTAGCCATGTTAGCTGATGTTTGAGGACCTCCAAAAAATAACCAATCTAAGTTACCAGCTGGATCTAAACGTAAAGGTGAACCATTAACATATCCACCTAAGTCAGCATTTAGATATGGATTACCTTCTTGATTTAATTCAAACACTATAGTACCAGTAGCATGAACTGGATTGATGTTAGAAAAATTAGCTAGATAATTAGGAGAAGGTCCAAAACTAACAACACCTCCACTACTAAGATCTACCCATGGTATAAAACTACCTGAAGGAGAATCTCCAGAATAAACATAAGTACAATTAACAACTTGAGCATTGGTTAAACAATAATCATTCTGAGGTATTGCTGCCTTCAGTCCTAATATACGTTCATTAACCATTGCTTGAAGTTCATTACCTGTAATGGCATATCCAGCACTTCTAGACATTTTCTAATACTTTTATTCTTGCTTCTAATTGTTGAATAGCTTTTAAAAGAAGACCAACTGTTGAGTTAGTATCCATAACATTATGATCTATAGTTGCAACTTCTTCTGGGGAATCTTCTGCAATAAAACCTATACGTTTATTTTTGACATCAGCTTTATAATAGAAAGATACTACATTAATTTTATTAATAATATCTAAAGCAGATTCATTATAATCAATGATTCCTGTTTTAAGAGTTCTACTAGAAGTTTGATAGAAACCACCTGCTGATATAACAGCATTAGCATCTCTTTTTGCAATTGTATTAGCTGTAGCTGCTGTAGTTATAGTATCTGTAATACTAAAAGCTGTACCAGTTAATGTAAGTCCAGTGCTTGCTGTATAAGTAGTGTTAGTATCTGTGTCAGCATCATCACGCCATCCTGGGTTACCAGAAGCATCTGTCTTCCATACTTTATTAGCCACAGCTCCTGGTGCTGTAACATAACCATCAGCTGTTTTAGTATTTGCGTTCCAAGTGTTAGTATCTGTGTCTACATAAGAAGAAGCTATTTGAAATATACCAGCAGAAACTTCAGTAATAGTTACATTAGCTCCTTGGCGTAAACGTATATCACCAGTTCTATAAGCAGTAGCTGATGTAGTTCCATCAGCATCTTCACGTCTAATTTGTGTAACTGTATTAGTATCAGTGTCTGTATCTGCGTCATCTCTCCATGCAGGATTACCTAAAGCATCAGTTTTCCACACCTTATTTGCCACTGCACCAGGAGCGGCTACATAACCTGCTACATCTTTACTGTTAGCATTCCATGTATTAGTGTCTGTATCTACATCTGCCCCCCATACTGCTGTTCCATCGGCAGACCATCTTAATATTTGACCAGCTGCCCCACCTGCAGGAATATGTTTATTACCAGCAGTAGTTGGGTGAACATAAATTGTGTCAGTATCCGTATCTGGTGGTACAACCCATGTACCATCTTCTCGTAAATATCTATTAGTAGTTGCTGCTCCTGGATTAGGTACAAGACCCGCTACAGTTCTTGTAAATGCACTATACGTAGTATTAGTATCAGTTGATGATAATACACCATTAGCATCTATAGAAAGATTAGTTCCCACCTTTATACCACCAAGAACACTAGCAGTTGCTATAGGTAATGTATAAGTTGAAGCAGTAGTTATAGTCCAAGCTCTATCTGCACTCAAATCATAAGCAGTTCCATTAATTGTTAGAGTTCTAGAAGTTGGTACATAAGAAGATAAATTAGATGTTAATGCTATTGTACCACTTGCGTTTGGTAACGTATATGTTATATCTGCATTTGCAGATAAACTACCTGCAAAAAATTTTACAAGTCTTGTATCTCCTGTTTCAGAAAATGACATACCAAGTGTTCTTGTACCTGATATATATAAACTTGTATAACCATATGTACCTGTTGAAGAACCAGATGCATTATGTTTAATAGCTAATATTCCTGATTGAGTGGCTGAACCGCCTGTAACAAAAACACTACTTGGTAAAATACTTGCATATCCTAAGTTTAAGTTACTTGTTGCTCCAACATATGGAACATAAAGACTTAAATCATAAGTAGGTAATGTTTGCCAGCTCTTATCACCTCTCCAATACTGAGATATTGTACCACCAGTTATAACAGGTTCGTAAGTAGTAGCAGCTGAGGTAGTAGTTAAATATGTACTGTTATCTAAAGTCCATGTATCAGTTGCAGTCTTTTTTAAAAAACCTGCTGTACCAGCTAAAGAAGCTATTGCAGTTAAGTCTGCATCTAAAGGCTGACCACCCAGTCCTGATAAAGTGTATACAGGAAGAGTCTGCCATGTTTTATCACCACGCCAGTATTGTAAGTTAGTTCCTGCAGTTATACTTGGTTCTCCACCTAAACCACTAAGAGTATAAATAGGAAGTGTTTGCCAAGTTTTATCTCCTCTCCAATATTGTAAATTAGTACCCGCTGTAATAGTCGGTTCCTTAGTTCCTATTAATGTTGTAATAGTTGTACTAAAATTAGCATCACTGCCAAGAGCTAAAGCTAATTCATTAAGAGTATTAAGTGTAGTGGGTGCTGAAGCTACTAAATTAGTAACTTGTGTATTAACATAAGTTTGTGTAGCATAACTTGCTAAAGAATGATCTCCCCAGTTATAAGCATTATTCCAATGAGTTACATCTGTATTAGTAATGTTAGCAAGAACAGTTGGTAAAACAGCATCAGCTCCTGCTGGACCTGCCGGGCCAGTAAGTCCTTGAATACCTTGTATACCCTGAATACCTTGATCACCAGTATCTCCTTTAAGACCTTGAGGTCCAGTTAAGCCAGTTAGCCCAGTTAAGCCAGTATCACCCTTTACTCCTTGAATACCCTGAAGTCCTTGAGGACCCGTTAATCCAATTGGACCTTGTGCACCTGTATCACCAGTCAATCCCTGTATACCTTGTACACCTTGGTTACCTGTGTCACCCTTAGGTCCCTGTGCTCCTGTAAGACCTGTATCTCCTTTTACTCCTTGTATTCCTTGAGCACCTGTATCTCCTGTGTCTCCTTTAGCTCCTGTTAATCCTGTCAATCCTGTTGGACCAGCAACCCCTTGTATACCTTGTGGTCCTGTAGCTCCAGCAGGTCCTGTGGCACCTTGAGGTCCTTGAGGCCCTGTAGGTCCAGCTGCACCAACATTACCTTGAGCTCCTTTTAAGTTTCCTTTAAGAACCCATGCTCCAGTAACTTTAAAATAATAATTAGAAGTAACAGTATCTAAATAAAGATCACCATTCTTTCCTATAGTATTTCCAGGAGCATTTGCTTCTATAAACCATACAGCTCCTGACAGACTAGTACCTGGGGTATAGTTAGCTAAAATAGCTTTTACCCATTCTGTAGTGGCAACTCTTTTTGAATTTTCAGTTTCATCTGGGTTATCAGAATAGATAGCACAGCTAACATACAAGTCTTTAGGAAGACGTAAGTCACGGTGATCATCTAATCTAAGAAAGCTTTTTATATTTAATAAAGGAGGCATTATGTTTAATTATCTAGTTGTTAAAATGCATTTACTGAATCAGCTGATATCCTGTGAATTGGATTAGTAATGATTATTCTACTAGTATTAAAGGTAAGTAGTTTTACTATCATTAAAGAAAATAAAACAATTAAGATGTACTTAATGAGTAATTTGAAATTAAAAGAATAAGTCATAGTATTATATTTAAGAGTAAGAAGTCATTAAAGTTTGTACAGTACCAATTTCAGCATCAGATAGAGCTCTATTAAACATACCCATAAATCTCCATTTAGCTGGTGTTACATACCCCCCACCGTTTTTATTTAAAAATCCTATTTCTTGGTTAGGTGATCCAATACTAAATGTACTAAAGCCTGTAAAAGTCCAAATACAAGTAGTGTTATCCCACCATGTAAGAGTGTTACCACTCTTTCTAATAGTTAATAAATGCATAGGACTAGTTGCTATATAGTTTGCAGATGCACTAACTGGACTAGTACCATTATTAGTTGTACCCATACCGCCATTCCATGGAACATATGAACCACCACTAGTATCAAATCTTGGAAACCAAGCACTTGTTTGATTCCAGTTTGGAGCATAGTGAGCAGCCAAGAAGTTTTTAGACCCAGCTTCTGACCACCAAAAACTACCCCAGTCTCCATTTGATCCTGTTATAGCTAATGCTGTACACCAAGTAAAATCAGATCCGTATATAGAAGAGTTAGGAGATATAGACTGATTAGAAGAACCATTGATTGTTTGTATATATGGATTACCAGCATTAGCAACATAGGTTACTCCTGATAAAGACATAGTATATCCATTACCTGTAGAATCAGGTATTGTACCACCACTATAGTTAGCAGCATCATATCTAGCTGTCATTCCACTAGGCCATGATGAATTACTATATCCATAGAACTCACTCATAGCATCTGGTGTAGATTTACCGGCTGCTGCAGATAGAGTTCTAAGACTATAAGACCCACTTCCCAGTTCTGTTTTAATTTGTGAGATGCTTATAGCTCCCGATGATTGTAATGCCATACTATTATTTATTTTCTACTAAGTAATTAATTTGTTTTTTAAGATCTTCTATCTGTAACTGTTGTTCTTTCACGGCTTCTATAAGAAGACCTACCATATTACCATATGCAACATTGTACATACCTGTAGCATCTTTATCTACTACTTCTGGTAATACTAATTCTGTTTCTTGAGCAATGACACCAACTTTACGTTTTTTAGTTTCAAGATCTTTTCTATTATAATAAACCCCACGAAGCCTTTGTACAACATCTAAGGCATTATCTATAGTAACAATATTTTCTTTTACACGAATATCTGAAAAAGCTGTAATATCTCCTGTTGCAGTTAGATTACCACCATAATCTACTCTAACTCTTACTTGAGGAATATCTGCACCAGTACCAGTATTACCAGTACCAGATTTAACAGCTATTATAAAATCAGAACGTTCAGAACCTGGAGTATCACGATAGTAAGCTCCTATCCAAATATGAGCGGCAGTATCATAACCAGTACCACCAGAATAATTCATAAGACCATTAATAGCAATACCTGCATAGTAATATCCAGCATCTGTTCTTGTACTTGTTGGACCTAACATTATATTATAAGTATCACTATTAATTTCAGTAGCTCCATTTGTTCTACTACTTACTCTAAGTCTACCAATACTACTAGTAGGTTGTCCATCACTTAAATTTAATGCAGAAAATAAATTATAACTTGTAGTATTTAAATAATAACTATTATTATTATTCATATACAAATTACCATTAGTTAAACTCTTTCTTAAATCCCAAGATGCCCAAGTACCATTTAAAAAACCATATTCTCCTGAACTTCCATATAATTGAAAACCAAAACTACTAGTTCCATTAATAGTTCCTAATATACCGACATCAGTTCCACTTGTACCAATAATTTGAAGGTTTCTAGTATTATATGTAGACATTCTAACTTGGCCACTAGAACCTGCTCCAAGATATAAATCACCGTAAGCTTGAATATACCCTCCAGCATTAAAATGATTATTAACCCAAACATTACTACCATTATCCCATCTTAAGTTCCAACCAGTTTGACTAACTTGGTTTCCCCATCCTAATCTCCAATCATTGGTAGAATAGTTCCACATCATGCCCCAATATTGACCTGCATTATTCATTGCAAACCCACCATTGTTATTATATCCATAAGCTATAGTAGCATATCCTTCTGCAGATGAAATATTTCTAAAACTTGGTGAATCCGTTGTTCTTACATTTTGGTTCATATTATATGCATATGGGTCTCCAGAAGCATATAATACTCTACTATTATTTACATAAATATCTCCATCACCAAAATTACGTATAGGCCATTTAGATCTAATTTCACCATCTACACTACTAAGACTTGTTCTAGTACCATAAAAGGCTCCATTAGCAGCTGTATAACCACTATAATAAACATCAGCACTGTGGTTGTATCCATTCGGACCTTGTAAATTATAATAAGCTGTACCACCACGTAACCATACTAAAATACCACCTGTAACAGGCAATGCCATACCAGCAACCATGGTAGTGTATTGTTCAGCAAACTGTATAATTCTCCAAGATTTATCATTACCTCCCCATGCTATATCAGAAGATGCATCAAATGTTAATGTTAAACCTCCTCTATGTGAACCCGTACCAATTGGGTCCCAAGGTGCTGGGTCTGAGTATCCTCTACTGATAGAGTATCTATTCATACCAAACTGACCACCTAAAGAAATCATAACAGGATAGTAAGTATTAGCATCTCCATTAACATAAAAACCTACTGAATTGTACCCTATTGATCCACGTAATGTACTTACACCAACTCCACCTACAGTTGTTGCATTACCTGCAGAAGAAGCATAGTTTACTGATTGAGAACTAATATTACTAGATGTAATCAATCCAAGTTGACTAATGAAATGAGCAGGTGTAGATTTTCTAAGATAATCATCAGATGTACTTTGTGTCCATATCTGTCCTATGCTAGGATTTTCAGAATTACCAGCTGATGCATTAAAGTATGAACCAAGAATATAGTTACCACTAATATGACCACTACCATCTCTATATACAATTGTATTAGCAGTAGCTGATGCGGTAGGATTATTATATCCAGATATGGAACCTGTTGTATCTGAATATGCTACTCTTACTGCAGCAGGTGAACTTGGACTAACTTGAAATAACCATCTGGTCCCATCGTAAGTTAAGTAACCATAATATGGATTAGCACAATTATAACAATATGCAGCATCTGTAGAATATAATTTACTTGAATTTGTAGCAAAAGTTGCTGTAGCAGCATTACCAGCACTTGTTATGTAACCAGGACCATTAGTCAACTGATTTAAGTTAGTTAAATTACCTGCATGCCATACTTGATTTCCTCCAACGGTAATAGTGCTACTATTAAATGCTGTATCTCCGTTTTGATTAATAAATAATCTTGTATTAAAACTAGAATCAAAAACGTAAAATCCTGTACCAGTACCCCCAATATACATACCTCCTACTGCACTACCAGATCTAAATAGTCCTATTTGAGCAGACGAATAACTGCCTGTAAAACGAGGATATGAAGATGCATCGTTAGATGTAAATGATACGTTACCAACAGCTGCAAAGTTTAATAAACCATTAAATGTAACATTAGTAGATGTAGATGCTCCACGACCAGTTACACTTGCTAATGTATCCGTTTCTGTATAACTTGATATATATCCTGCAGGATTAGTAGAGTTATATGGAGTATATCCTAAAGAAGCTTGTTTACCATCAAGGGCAGTTTGTAAACCTGTTACATCAGAAATAATATGAGTGTGTACTGAAGCAGCATATGATCCTGATACCTGCTTGCCGTCTAATGCTGTTTGTAATCCTGTTACATTAGCTATACTATGTGTATGTGAACTAGCAGCATAACCAGCACTTGCGTGGTTTCCCCATCCGTAAGCCGTATTCCAGTTGGTAGCATTATTAGTTGTACTATACCAAGTAGATGCTACATATATAGGATCTGTCTCTGTAAAAGAAGTTAGATAGGTGTTGTTATCATATGATACAGTGGTTCCTATCACCTTTACAAAACCGGTTCCATTAAGCTGAGCTTGTTTGGTACCAATTGATGTTGCAACACTGGTTGCAAAGTTAGGGTCATTACCTAAAGCCACTGATAACTCGTTGAGTGTATCAAGAGTAGCCGGTGCAGATGCCACTAAGTTAGCTATTTGCGTACCTACATAAGACTGTGTTGCATAACTATTAGCAGTGAGGTATGTCCCCACTCTTGTGTCTGTATAGTATAAGTTTGTTCCTTCTGATATATCTGTAGTAGAAGCATTAGCTCCTACTGTCACTCTACCTTTAGAATCTACTGTCACCTTTGTATATGTTCCAGCTGTTACACCAGAAGCGGCTAATGTCAATCCTGTACTAGTACCAGTTGTACCTGTGCCAGTAACATCACCTGTAAAGGTGAGTGATCCTGATATAGCAGCTGTGGTTACAGAAGTAATACGTCCTTTAGAATCAACTGTTACTACAGGTACAAGAGTAGCTGATCCATAAGTACCAGGTGTCACTGCTGTATTAGCAAGTGTTAAATTGATAGAGGTAGTTCCAGATCCTGTAGCGTCACCGCTAACAGAAATAGATTGATTACCTGTAAGATAACTAAGACCAGTCACGTATGTGCGTATCCAAGAAGTACTTGGGATCTTACTAGTATTATCAGAACTATGAGGATTCTCTCCTATAGTAAGAGTAGCTGGTAATATAACATGACCATTTGCATCATACTGAAATACATTAAGTATATGGGAGGTCTTCCTATTTTTATTCATAACTGCTTATTATCTATTTATAAGTTGTTGTACTAAATCTTTTAGTTTATCTATCTCACTCTTCTGAGATTCTATCTGAGTTTGTTGCTCCTTGATTGCTTCTATAAATAAACCAGCCATGTTACCATAAGATACACTTAACATTCCGTCTATTTGTTCTTGTACCACTTGAGGTAAAACTTGTTGAATTTCTTGAGCAATAACACCTACCTTTTGAGATTTGTCATCTTTATCTGTACGGTTGTAATATACACCTCTTAGTAATAACATCTTTTCTAAGGCATTATCTATAGTAAAAATATTTTCTTTAATACGAGCATCTGAGTATGCTGTTACATCTCCAGATGCTGTAAATGATCCAACAGTACTAACATTACCAGCTTTAGTCAATCTCAAAATGTTGTTAACTTGAGCCCCCCCATTATTTGCAATAAATACTAAATCATCTGAAGAATCTAAAGCAGTGTAGCCAATTGCCCAGTTACCATCATAACCAGATCTTTCTCTTCTCCATCTTAGTCCACCCCATGTACTAGTTGAAGGCATTACAAAAGATAATCCTTCAGCCCAAGAAGCAGATGATGGGTTAATATAAACATTATTGCCAAACGTAACAGGACCTCCTCCACTATAAATAGTAGGAGTAATAATTGCAGTTGCTGCATATAAGTTATTTTGAACATAAGCGTTTCCAGCTCCATTTACTCTAAATCTAACAACATCACTATTTTTATCAAGTACTCTAAATCCTCTGTTATCGTCTCCAGTACCATAAAATTTAACTTGCATCCAATAATTAGAAACATCAGCATGAGATGACCCAAATGCCCAGTTTACATCACCTGCCCCTGCAACAATCATGTTAGGAGTATCATAACTAGTATATGTAATCATACTACTACCTATTCCTAAATTACCACTTAAGCTTCCTCCACTTAATGGAAGAGCATAAGACGAATAGTTTCCAGTATGTAATACTAAATTATTAGAACCATTTAAATCTATACCTGCGTAAAAGTTACCATCTGTATAAACATCCACATATCCAGCTGTTGAACTGAAACCAAACCTACTATTACCTCCTGTGAATTGATATCCAGGATAACCTCCAGCACCAGCCCATACAGCATCTGTAATTAATTTAGTTGATGAGTTACCTATATAAACACTTGTTGAATATCCACTAATATTTGTTTGATCTCCTGTATTTGTGCCACTTAAGTTAGCTGCAGATACGTTACCTGTAATTGTTACTGCACCCCCATTAGCTGCTGTTAAAACAGGAGTAAAGGTAGTACCATCATAAGAACCAAGTCTTACTCCTAATCCTGAATTGTGACCATAAACATTTGTATAAGCTCCTGATACTCCCATTCCATATCTACCACCAGATCCCATTTGTATAAGACCTAACACTTCAGCACTATTACCTACAGCTAAGTTTCCATATATTGTAGCATTACCATTAGCTACGTTTAATGTTAATATATCTTGAGAAATTTGTTCACTATAATGGATATGATTATTAGAAGAAAGGTTTTCTCTCATTCCAATAAACCATTTATAGGTACCAGCAGTAGCATAATAAAGACCATTATAATTAGTAACAGCGTCTCTATTTATTATTATTGCTCCTCCTGCATTTCTATTAATAGTAATTGCATTTGTAGTACTTGCTCCTCTACCTGTTATAGTAGCTAATGTTTCACCTCCAGCAGTTCCACTAACATTACCGGTAACATTACCTATAAAGTTACCACTAACCATTGTAAGACCAGAAGCATTCATGGTCATTATTTGAGTCCAGGCACCCCCTCCAGTACCGCCACTATTTCTCCAAAATGTAAATTCACCAGAGGTAGCATCTATAGCAGTAAATGGTATAGTATTTCCATTTGCATCAGGACCTCCCCACCAAACAGATGCTCCAGAACTACCTCTAAACATTACTGTTCTATTAGTAGTTCCTTGCCCAAATACATTACCAAATTCAACACTACTTGCACCACCTGAGAAATATACAGTGTTGCTTGTAGCTCCTGCTGTTCTTAGATAACCAACTGCTTGTATAATACCATCATTCCTTATTCGTAAAGCTTCAGTAAATACTGTACCTGTGCTTTTACCAAATGTAATTCCCCCAGTAGAGACTCCAGCTGCTCCTGAGTGAATTCTAAGTTCACTATCTTGTACTTGAACACCATATCTATCTCCACTTCCACCAGTTGCATAATAAAAATCTATTTTATTACCTGTTACATTTGTAAATGATATTATACCACTCATCGTACCACCAGCTAATGGAAGTTTTGTAGAATCAGCTGTTATGTATCCAGCAGGATTTGTAGAATTATATGGGGTAAAGCCTAAAGCTGTAGTTACGTTACCAGATGTAATACCTGTAATATACCCACTTGGGTTAGTAGAGTTATATGGAGTGAATCCAAGAGAAGCTTGTTTACCATCAAGAGCTGTCTGTAAACCAGTTACATCAGAAATGATATGACTATGTGATGAAGCAGCAAAATCTCCTGTATTAGAAGTAGCAGCTGTACCAAGTCCTAAGTTTGTTCTACCGTATCCTTGTAATATAGCAGATAACCCTTGAGTGTTTATATCCACTCTTAATCTATTACCAAGAGCTGTAGAAACTGTTGTAGAGAAAGCAGCATCATTTCCTAATGCAGCAGCAAGTTCGTTTAATGTATCCAAAGCTGCTGGTGAACTAGCCACTAAGTTTGCTATCTGAGTTCCTACATATGACTGTGTAGCATAAGAGTTAGTAGTTAAGTAAGTTCCTACACGTGTATCTGTATAATAAAGATTAGTGCCTTCAGAAAGATTAGTAGTAGACTTAGTAGCAAGTCTTGTATCAAAATCAGCATTTGCTCTAGTAGTAGTATAGTAAAGGTTTGTACCTTCTACAATATTTGTAGTTGATGCAGCAATCTTAGTCCATAAACCTGTAGACGCTACATACTTAATCATATCTCCATCAGATGCATTCTTTACAGAAAGATCATGAAGTTCATCTAGCTCAAAACCGTTCTGCACTTTTACAAAAATCTCACCATTATTCTGTTGAACTCTTGTAACTACACCAATAAATACTAAATGTGCAGGAGCTACGGGCTTATTTAGTAAACCAAAAATAAGTGCACCATTAGTTCCTAACCATACTGGATCACCTGCATTAGCTGAAGCTGTATTTAAACCTGCAAGTAAACCTTCTGTAACTACATTTGCAATACCATTATTAGAAACCGTAGATTCTAAAAGACCCATTGTTTTACTAGAAGTTCCTTCACTTGCATTAGAAGCTTTAGATACAATCATATTAGTACCATCAGCAGATGATACATAAACAGCTTGTCCTTTAGTAATAGATTCTCCAGCTTTCACTCTATGTTTTACAACTGAAGTCCAATCTGCATAATTATCCATCCATGCAGCATCATAATCTGTTCCACTATTTTTAGTTAATATCTGACCAGTAGTTCCTCCTACAGGTAATGCAGACCAAGATCTATTAGCTGTAAGGTCATAAGTAACACCATTAATAGTAAGAGTTCTAGATGTAGGTACACCACTAAGATCAGATAAAGTTGGTATACTCTGTGTACTTAATAAACCAGTAGAACTAGATACAATCATACGTGTACCTGTCCCTATAAGAGAAGGTAGTATAACGTTATTACTAGCATCATATTGTACTATGTTCTGTAAATATCCGGTGTTTCTTGTATTACCCATTAGTTAATTATTATATTTTCTAGTGACCCATCCCATGGATCAGGATTTTCTTGATTAGACCAAGCTCTAACAGCATCTATAAAACTACTCATTTTTAAAATTTCTACTTCATTACCTTCTCTCAATATATTAGACTGCTTCCATACTGGATAGTATTTATAAATATGCTCTTGTGCAAACTGATTAATCTCAGACTTTTCCCACTCTATGTAAAGCTCCTCATCTGTTTTTGTATAAACTAAAACAGGTGGATCTTGTGTAAAATCATAAACCTCCTTATATTTTAATAAATCATCTTTAGCTGTTATCCCTTTATCTTCTTTTGTACCATTCCATATACAAAGTCCGTATTCTATAATTTTCATATTACTAATTTTTAAAATTAACTATTTCCTGTTGAACCTAGTCTACCGTGAAGGATATAAACAAAATCTATTATTCTTAATCTACTACGTTCATCTGTATTTCCACCTAAATTTATTATTCTAATCATATCCGAACTTCCAAATAATCCATTAGAGTAGTTTGCTAAGCAATACCAGCCCCCATACGCTCCTCCTGCATAATATTGACCACTAACTTTAAAATTTGCAAATGTGTTAAGACTATTACCACCACCTAATGTTCTAGGTTCCGAGTAATTAGGTGAAGGTGAGTTAGTTGTTTGAAATGAATGATATGCACCAGCTTGATTACTTAACATTGCAAGGTGGGTATATGAATAATCTTCACCAGGATGTGGGCTATCCCCAACACCTAATTGTGCCCATAAAGATACTTTACTAATATCTCCAATTGCGGTACCCGCATTAGTTCTTCTACCATTGTTGGTGTCATGTGTTTTATTATACCAAGTAGAATGATGTGGGAACATTGGTAATGTTAAATCAATATATGCATTACCACCAGCAGCGGCTCCTGGTGCATAATCTCCAGCAGAATCAAATAGTTTAGTATGTGCTGTTGAATTATTATATCTTGGATTGAGTGTAATCATTCCAATATTAGGTGATGCACGTTGAACTATAGGTATTGGTATTTGCATAAAACCAATTGGTAATCCTGAGCTTGATAGTATTGCCATAACTATATTTTTTCTAATTTTATTTTAAACTTCTCACCACTTCTATTATTCAACATAAATATATCATTCTCTCCTTCTTGTAATGTCCAATCTCCCCATGTTCCATCAACTATATTTTGCTTACCTTCATTAGAAAGATGTAAATCAGTTGTGTATACATGATTCCATCTAAATGAAGGTGAACCTAAAGTATACACAGCATCTGATACAGGTAAAACATTACCACTAAATACACTATTACCGTTTGTATTAATATTTAAATATTCATAAAAAGTTCCAGAAGTATTTTTACCTAATCTTAAATTTGTATTATTTGCTGATATTATACCATTATTTGAACTATCAGCACCTAATGATAAAGCTGCAGCAGAAATTCCATTTCTACTAATTGCTAAACCAAAACCATTAGTCCCACTAAAAGAGTGTTGTATAAAAACAGTACCAGCGTTTTCATCTGTTGTACTAGTACCATTTACTTGTAACTTAGTATTAGAATAACCAAAAGATGTAGTATTAATACCAAGAGAACCATCACCAGTTATTCTTACTTTTTCAGTTGCATCTGCTGTAGATGTAGCAGCAGTATATAAAGCTAAATCAGTTCTATTAGAATATCCTGTACCTGCTACAGCAGCAATACCTGCCCACTTATATGGTTCACCATCACTACTTATTTTAAATTTTAATCCTGCTCCATATCCTGTAGTAGCAGCGTTACCCTCATTTCTAATAATCTGTCCCCATAAAACAACATTTGATGTAGTATTTGCTCCTGCATAAATATCTAGTTTTGCTGATGGACTACTATGACCTATTGCAACATTACCACCAACAGGATTAATATACACAGGTATAGATAAAGCAGAGTTAACGTAAACTGCACCACTTGTTGTTACTAAGTGTAAATTACCATTACCAATTACTGCATCAGAATATGCTGCATAAGTTCCACTTGCTGAACCACCAACATTTACATTATAAAATTTACTCCATAAACTTGTTGTTATACTTGAATTAAACGTAGCACTAGTTCCACTCAATGGCCCAGTAAGTGTACCACCAGCAAGAGGTAAGTAACTACTTAAGTTACTAGTAAGAGCTAATGTACCATCTGAATCAGGAAGAGTATATCGTCTACGGGTGTTGTTAGTTAACCCGTCAAATTTTAATGTAAAGTTTTTATAAGTAGATGCTCCTGTATAACCAAAGAAATCAAACTCAGTAAAAGAAGAAGCTATACTAGAATAACCATTACCTTTAGCTAAGTATGCAGCATCTTGCCTTATACTTATAACACCACCTAATCCAGCTGATCCTTCTGCTATTACATATTTAGCACCTAATTCATAATTACCTAAAGAAACATTACCGGATGCACCAGTATAAGGAACATATGTACTACTACCTGTATCAGTAGTTAAGTAAGTAGAGTTGTCATAAGACACTGTAGTTCCCGTTACCTTTACAAAGCCTGTACCGTTTAGTTGTGGCTGTTTAGTTCCAATACTAGTTGCCACCGTAGTAGCAAAGTTAGGATCGTCTCCAAGAGCAGCCGCTAACTCATTCAATGTATCTAATGTACCAGGAGCAGCATCTACTAAATTAGAAACTGCTGTATTTACATAAGTTTGAGTAGCGTAAGAGTTGTTTGTAAGATAGGTTCCTACACGTGTGTCCGTGTAATATAAATTTGTACCCTCTGAAAGATTAGTAGTAGACTTAGTAGCAAGTCTTGTATCAAAGTCTGCATTTGCTCTAGCAGTAGTATAATATAGATTAGTTCCTTCTGTTAAGTTTGTTGTTGACTTAGCTGTAAACGCAGTGTCAAATCTTGCTTGAGTATAATATAAGTTTGTCCCTTCATCAATATTAGTTGTTGTAAGAACAACTGCACCTGTTAAAGTGTTTACATTTGTTACACCTCCTGTTACAGTGATGACACCAGTGCTTGAATTATAAGAACCAGAACCTGTTACACTAATAGCAGCACGAGCTCTTGCATCTGTGTAATACAGATTAGTAACCTCAGAAATATTAGCTGTAGTTAATGTCCATGTTCTATTAGCAGTTAAGTCGTAAGTAGTACCATTAATTGTAAGGGTTCTACTAGCATTTAAACCAGCACCTGCTAAATATGTTACCACTTCTATAATGTCTCCTACTGCTGCAGCTTGTGCTAAAACAATAGCAGTTCCACTAGTTGCAGTAAACTCAGCTGCAGTTAATTTAGAACCATTATAATAAACATCTATTTGACCTGGAATATAACTTGTAGTAAAACTAGTTTGACCTGCAGTTGCAGTTAATGTATCTACATTTCTTGCATAAATGTTCCCACCAAAATTATAAATACTATATAAAAATACAGTTACAATATCATCTGTTGCAGCAGCCTCATCTAAAACTATAGTAGTTCCATTAGTAGCTGTATATAAACTTTCACTTAAATATACACCATTAATTAGCACTTCAACATATCCTACAACATATCCACCACTAATTGTAAAGGTGGATTGACCAGATGTAGCTGTAAATTCTTGTATAGTTCTAAAATTAAAACTACCACCACTTCCTCCGCTTACTGTAAGAACTCCTGTAGCAGGATCAATTGATAAACCTGTACCCACTTTAATACCTCCTAAAATACTAGATGTAGCAATAGGTAAAGAATATGTAGTAGGAGCTGCACCATTTACCCATTGGGTTCCATTGTACTGAAGTACTTGGTTAGCAGATGGAGATGTAAGAGTTACATCAGAAAGTCCAGCAAGAGTTGTAACAATACTTACTGCATTAGTAGAGATAGAAGTAATTCTACCTTTTGCATCCACAGTAATAGTAGGAATATTAGACGCATTACCATACACACCAGCAGTGACGCCAGAATTGGCTAAAGTTAGTATAATAGAAGCAGTACCTGACCCGGTGGCATCACCTGATACAGTTATTGTTTGGTTAGCAGTAAGATATGACTGGTTCTTTATGAACGCAGTCGTAGCTAACTTTGTAGAATTATCATTGGTTGCAGGGGTCTGACCGGTAGCAGTATTGTTAAATGTAACTACACCATCTACTGTCAGACCGGCCTTAGCCAGTATGTCAGATAGAAACTTCATTCAGTTTATTTATTATAGTGAGCTAACTACCACTCTATAAGTATCAGCTACAGGTGTACCAGCAAATGTTAATGTAACAACAGAAGTAGATGTCTTAACAACGTCTACTAACACTTCATTATCAGATGAATCTGACACTTGAACAAATACATCTTTAGTTCCTAAGTTATGTGTTACTGTTTGAGCTCCAGCTGCTGCAACAACAAGGTTAGTTGCATACTTGTAAGTAGCTAAGTTTGTCTTTAACTTTAATGGAGTAACAATTGTGATATCATCAGTACCTGTGTTAGTCTCAGTCTGAGTAGCAATTTCTGCAATACCCGTTCTTGTTTCTGTAGCAGTACGAGCAGATAATGTAGCAGGAGTGATAGCTTTTACAGAATCAGTTCCTGTTTGTACCTCAGCAGATGTTGCTAAGTAAACAAGACCTAATACAGTTGTAGTAGCTTGATCACGGTTAACCTCTAAAGAAGTCCAGTTATTTGCATAAGTAGTTGTTGAAGCAGAGTTAACTGTTGCAATCAACATATCACCTATGTTAAAAGAAACACCATTAACAGTACCAGCAACTGATACATACCAATAGTCTCCTTTTTTAGTTCCAACTACTGGAGCTGCACCTACAGGGAAAGTACCAGCAGAAGCATCCCAAGATCCTTCTAAGTTACCTAAAGCACCAATCTGTGCATCCACATAAGTTTTTACTGCTGTAGATGTAGGAATATTTGTATTAGAAGCTGTAGCTAATGTACCATCAGTAATAACACTCACCTCAGCTGCGTCAGCAGTACCTCCAGTTACATTACCTACAACAGTCATTGTAGCTAATTGTTGTAACTTAGCAAAGGTCACTGCGTTAGCATTGATCTTTACAGTGGTCACTGCAGAGTCATTTAATTTAGCAGTGGTTACTCCTAAATCTTTAATACGTAGGGTATCAGAGCTAATTTCAATACTTGCACTGTCAACGTTTACATCAAGAGTGATTACATCACCGTTACCTGATGTTGAGGCAGTAAGACCTGCTCCACCAAGTACATCTTGAATGTCTCCTGACATGTCAATCCATGCTGCACTATCCCAGAAATAAACTCTGGCGTCAGCTGTGTTATAATAAATTTGTCCTACAACTGGTGAGGACGGGGCCGTAGCCAAGTTTTGTAAGGCTACGTTTAGTATCTGGTTTTTACTAAAGTCCAGACTGGTAAGAACTTTTTTAGACATGAGATTTTATTTTAATTAATTTAAGAAGGCTTTGCCGCTAAACGAAGCTGAAAAGTTTAAGGTTAAAGAATTGACACCGTTATACACCACCTCTCCTATTATTTCAGAGCTAGCGGTATCAACAATGGTTACAGAAGGATATTTATTTAAATTATGATTTATTGTCCAAGATGAAGCTGGTGTAGATTGATCATGGATATAAGCAAAATTAAAATTATCTGATATAAATGTATTATCTCTGTATGTTAGTTTTACATTTCTATTAGTAGTTGTACTAGTAATATCTATATCAAGAACTGATCTATTATAAGATTCTGCTATTGATGCATATTGAGCATCTGTTAAACCTATTGGTTTAAAAGCATTACCATCCCATACATAAAAAATAGTAATATCTTTATCATATACTATTAAACCCTTATCATTACTATTTAATGTTGAAGCTAATGTTGTACGTTCTGTAGTAGATACAGGGTGCAACTTAGCATTAAGAATCTGGTTCTTATTAAAATCATAGTCAACATATATTTTCTGTAATGCCATTATGATAAATAAGCTTTACCGGCTACTGCCTGATTAAAAGATATTTTTAATATATTGTTATCAACATACTCTACTACTCCTTGTATATCATTACCTAAAAGATCTTCTGTAAAGACATTAGGTTTCATTCCCATTTTATGTTCTATAATCCAAAGAGTAGATGTAGTTTCTTGCGTATATACGTAAGACATGTTATTATTAATAGTAATAGCAGGATTAAGATTAATACGAGTGATACAACCTCCAGCATTTACATCTATAATATTAGCACTATTAGCTCCAGCCACTGAATAGTTAACTGCAACTCTTTGTGGTCCAATTTGTTCACTACCTATATGATAACCTTCACCACCTCTCAAGTAGACATTATGATCATATTCCACTGGTAACCATGTTTGGAATTGAATATTAGGTGTAGATAAAGCTCCTCCATCATCAAATGCTTGCCAGTCTACAAGTTCTTTTCTTATAGAAGCAAGATCAAAATCTATATCAGGTCTAGCAGTATCTATACCATACTTTGTTTTTCTGTACTGTCTAAATACAGTTTCAGCAAAGTTAGTATAATGTTTTACTTTATGTACTAGGTAGTTCTTCATTAGTATTATTGTTTATTATAGCATTTTTATTAGCTATAATGATCTGTTGTTCGTAAGAGTTAATACATGATGCACAAACTCTAGTTCCATTTGATGCTGTTCTTTCTTGGCAACCACAAGTTATAGCGTTACCACAATTTGGACAAGTACTCATATATGTTGGTTTTAATTACAAAATTAGGTATAACAAGCCATACTTGTTGTAATTCTATCTAATCTTTTTTTAGCATAAGCAAATAATTCCATACCTGCTTCAGGCTCATGTGCATACTCCACTTTTCCTTTAGCAGCATCAATAAAACTTTTAATAAGTCTTAACTCTGCTAATCTAGCTTTGATATCTGGATCAGGTTCACAACCTGACATTTCTAAAGCTCCCAATAAGTTATAATATTGATTTACGGTTTGAGTAGTTCTTAAATGATTGTATTCTATAAACACAGCTGTGTTAGGAGAAATAGAATAATTAATTACATAAATACCGTCAGGGATATTTTGAGAAGTTTCAGCACAACCTGTACGTTGTAGTCCTAAACTACAAGCGTTAAGAACCAGATTAAAATTAGGTAAAACTTCAATTGCTACAGGAAGGTTAAAACCAGGAGACGTGATACGTAAATTACCACAGTCTATGTTAACACCTTCAGCATAAATGCTAGTATCAAATAAACGTAAAACCTTAATATTGTTAGATTCTGGTAGCTCTAAACTTAACTGATGTTTGCTAGCCATATGGGGTAAACTTTAAAAATTTAGTATAGAAATAGAGTTAGTCTACATAAATAATATAAACATTTTCTCGGACTTTTCCAAAACAAAAAAGGGAAGGACTTTTGGTCCCTCCCTATTTGTCTATAGATATTATAATTAAACAGTCTCTAAAGATACACCACCACCAGCAGCAGTTACAGAACTAATGATAAAGTTAGTAATTGAAGTGGTTGCAGTACCAGCTGGTACGTGAACTACGATCAAATACTGATCATTGTCAAAAGTGCTAGAAGGGTTGTTAAATCTAGGAACATTGTGTAAAATTAATACCTGATCGTATAAACCAGCCTTATTTACAGTAGCTAAAGCTGGGTCAGCTTCAATCTCACGCATTCTTAAGCTATCTACACGAGAGCTATCAGGGTATGCGTTTTGTAAATAACGACCATCTAAGATCAAGTCACGTAATACTGTTTCACCTAAACCTGAAGTTTGCTTAGGAGCTTGAATCTCTGCAGATACAAAACCGTTTACAGCACAAGGATCACCAGACTCTTCTACGAAAGAAGTGTAGATAAACAATGGCTCTAAGTCATATTTATCAGTAGGAGTGAAAGTACAAGCACCAAACTTAGTTTCAACGTAAGCAGCAGAAATTGCTAAATGAGAGTCAATAGCAGCAATGTCATTAGCTACAGTGATTGCAGTGTAAGTATCAGTTGCAATCTCACTATAGATCTTAGCATTACCGTTTGTAGAAGCTACAGCAGCAACAGAAAGAACTACGTTTGCATTACCTGAACTAGCTGAATCAGCAGCACCAACAGATACTACGATTGAGTTAGGAGCTAAAGAAGCATGAACTACTTTTTCACCAACTTGGAAAGCAGTACGGTCAGCATTTGCTACAACAATAGTTGCAGAAGCAGCAGTTGGGTCAATAGCTACAGAAGCTGTAGTTAAATTCCAAACCTTAGCTTGAACAAATTCTTTTAACAAAAGAGACTCGTTAATTTGGTCTTTCCACTTAAGTAAAACTACGTTTTGGTCTACTGTGTTAGCAGTACCAGCTACAGTTGAACAACCTGTGAATCCATCTAAAGTGTCATAAAGGTTACGGCTTACGAAACGTAAAGCAGGAGAACCTTTAACATCTAGACGTAAACGGTAAGTAGTGTCACTGTAAATTGTAGCTGCAGAAGGATCTACAGATACGATTTGATTCTGAGCAGCGTCAGAAGTCACTTTAATTACACGGCTTACATACTTAGGGTTAATCACTTTAGACTTTACAGACTCTTTGTAACCACCATGGAAGGGGCCAATTTTGTCAGCAGCAAAGTAACTACCTTGAGCAATGATAAACGGAGCGGCTTGAGCTGTTGAACCTAAAGCTGCAAAAGACTTGGCATCAAAGAAACCAATTTGTCCAGCAGTTAAGTCAGCAGTTGAACCACTTGAGGCTAGAGTTGTACTAGCAGGCAAGAAGGACTTGCGGAATGCATTTGGAAAATACATAGGGCTTTAATTTTTGGGGTTTATAAATAAAAAAAATTGTTTTTAACTTAAGAACATTAACTTATACTTGGTTGAAGAAATCAGACTTTTCACTTCATCTAGTTGGTTTACAACTTCTGAAAAAGGCATAATCTTCTGTAACTCAACAACTTCTGTATATAGTTCTTTCATGTGAGATATTGCTTCCTGTACAGATCCACATTTATATGGACTCACTGCCGGGAAATCTAGAAGCTTCTCACGAGCTCCTTGGTATTGTTCAGCTACAGCATCTACTAAATCTGGCATACCATCATAAAACTCATTTAGAGCCTTATGTGCCGAAAAAGATCCAGGTCCTGTCACCTTTAGATGTAACTGATGTAGACTCGTTGTAAGAGCCTGAGAATTAGCAATCATTGCAGCTGTTTCTTTACATGGTCCCATAGGACTAGGTCTTTGTAGTTTCTGCATCATTAGCTATTTCTTTGGGCGTTTTGTGTATTTCTCTGATACTGAGTCATTGACTCTATATCTCCAGCTAAAACAGCAGCAGTTTCATCTACTAATATTTCAGCTATATCATCTTTAAACTCACAGTTTTGGTCAGCAGTATATGTATTTCCTGTTGAAGGATTCATACATCTAGCAAACTTTACTTCTATAGGTTTTCTATAATACAAGATTCTAGGTTCAACGACATTAAACTCATCGTTAGTATAGATTCTTATTTTGTTTCCTATCACCGTACAAACTGTCTCTGCCCACTCAAAAGAAGGAGATTTAAATCTGTCAGATAGTATTACATCTATATTAGCTTCTTCTGTTTGGTATATAGAAAGATGTCTTTTAGGACAGCAATCTGTTAAGGCATCAGCAGAAACTCTTACAAAGTGTAGATAATCAGCAGGTAAAGGAACAGACTCATAATATAAATCATGCTTTACAAGCTTGATTGAACTATCCATTAACAACATTTGTAAGTCATCAATAGAATTAATACTCTGTTCTGGAAGCTCTCTCTTACCGTTATTTCCATGAAGTTGTCTACGAGCCCATTCAATCTGAACTTTGTTAAACGCTTCTTGGATCTGCCAGCATTCTAAATTATCATAATCAAGAGAAGCTAATTTATTTAGTCTCTGCTTGATCTTTATTTGTAAGAGATTGTTATTCATATATTACTACTGATTCCAATATTTTTCTACTTTTCTAGTTAAATCTACTAAGATTTCCTCATTCAAAGGATTCTTAAGATATTCAACTATGTCTGATGGAGTTCTTCCTAGCATAGTGGTTGATTCCATATGATAGATAAACCCGTCCGCCTTTGTTGCAATAAACTTATAATAACTACTATCTTTTACAATAGATCTTATTTTCAAAGTTTCCATGTCAAGACTAGCTATTTCTAAGAACCTTTCAGCAGTCTTTTTCTTATTCTTATCTACTAAGTCTCCATTGATGTATTTGTCCATGTTATCATAAACAATATCATTAGGGGTTGACTTCTTATACTGAGCACTATTTGCATCCAACACTTTAGCTATGTATAATAACTTATTAGTATTCTTATCAAATAACTTCTGAAGTTCTGATAACGCTTTGTTTCTCAACTTCTTAACCTCTGTATTCAATGAAGCTGTTTCTTCTAATTTATCTAAGTAGAACTTAGGAGGAACTGGCATACGCTTAGCTTCTTCTAAAGACTTAGCAACTATTGAAAATCCTCCTGCTTCTATAGCATAAAGCTTAATTAGATCATAAGGATCTTTATCAGGCTCTAAATATACAGGTTCATTACCACATCTTATCTTAATCTTATCCCAGAAATCACTATTATCTGGTTTAAGTAACTTCACTTTATTCCAAAATTGATCGTCAGTAGGCTCAATAACATTAGCTGCTAACTCTCTTTCAAGCTGTGATATGATAGTACGGATACTTTTAATCTTAGCTTCCTGATCTTCCATAGGTAAGTTCTTTACATCAGAAGAAAACTCATTAAGACCTGTTAAGTATCTTTTAATACCATTAATCTCTAAACAAGCTAATTGTTCCTCGTGGAACGCTCCGTCAAAAAGACTAAGACCATATTTCTGTAATCCCATGTTATCAACATTAGAATCAAAATAAGGTCTAATAGCTATACTAGATCTTTTGTTTTGTGGGTACTTTTCCACGATTGTTACACTACTCATGTTTGGTTTTTTGGTTTTTAATATCTGAAGGAAACCTTCTGATCAGTATAGAACCTGTTGAAGGTTGCAAGCCTTCTAGTGATCAGCTAGTTGCGTACAACAGGTTGGGTTTTCTTAGAATACTATTCTAAGGATGGATAGATACAAGAGCCTGGGAGATTTTACCTCCCAGGATTGTAAATATTATTAGAATGATCCGCCAGTAACTGGGTTTCTCATAACGATCTTCAATACCTTAGTTGGATCTTTAACCCAAATAGCTGGCATTGTTTGTGTCATGAACACACGGTAACCGTTGAAGTTTCCAGAAGACTGGAATCCTTGTGTACGTCCCATGTAATCCATTGTACCGTTTTGATAGAACCATTTCAATTGATTATCCCAGCTTAACTTCAATAAGTAAATATTGTCGTTAGTATTCTCTGTGATATCAAAGATAATGAAATTATATGAACTTAATGGGAAACCATCAATAATTGGATTCTCAATATCATTAGTGTGGATGTTATCAAACGCTGGGTTCAATACAAACTTAACGTTAGCCAAGAAAGGAATAACGTATTGTGTGTAAGCAAAACCAAAGTTTAAGTCCATGCCTTTACCAGTGATAGCTCCAACTTCTGATGCATTAATAACTAAGCCACTATTTACAGCTTCTCTCTTAATTGCTTCATTTACTAACTTCATACCACCCAAGCCAGTTTGAACAACTAATTGACGCTTAGGATCTGGACCTTGAAACTCAACCTTACCATTGAAGAAGTTGAAGATTTCAGATTTGAACAAATCTAAGTTGAAAGAACCTTTGTTGTAAATACGCTTGTAAGAGTTGTCTAACTGCTTCCAAAGACCTACAGACAATCTGATGTCATCTGGACCATCTTGCTTAACTTTACCACCTTGACCCCACATTAAGTAAGTCTCAATGTCATTAGCAATCTTAGTCAAATGAGCTGCTTCCATAGCGGTTAAGAATGTACGAGTTAACTGACCAGATTGGTAAGCTTTCTTTACATAATCTTTACCCATTTTGTTAGCCATGTCTTCCATGTTTGTAACAGAAGGATCAACACTCTTGTCAAAGTTTCTCCATAATTCTACTACAGGAACTGTACCATCAGCTTTCATACCACCTTTCATCATTAAGTCAGCTCTAGAGCTTACAGAATAGTGAACGTGAGCTTCAGCACCACCAACGTAGTTGTAGAATTCACGGAAACCTGCATTGATGTTACCGATGTCAGAGAATCTTTCACCGTACTCACCACGTGCAGAACCTTTACGGAAAACTTTAGTACCAACCTTTAAATACTTGTTATCCAAGTACTTAGCGTTGTCATTGTTTACCAATTGTACTGTGTAGATAAAACCGTCACCAGCTGGGATGATATCGTCAGCAGTGATGTACATTTCTACACCATTGTACTTGTCATAAGTGATGATATCACCATGACCAAAAGAACGCTTATTCAATTTAATTTTGAAGGCTTGACCATCAACACCTTTTGTAGCATTGTTAGATTCAATATCTTCTGTAATGTAAGGTAGATCCTGCGTTACTGGAATCTGCCATTTGTACTCACCACGAGCGTTATCTACAGAGATAACGTTCTTACCACCGAAGCTAGACATCTGGTACAAAGGCATTTCTACTTTTTGTGCCATAGCCCACAAATCTACAGGACCTAAGTCTGTAGGTTCAGCTGACTTCAGTAAGTTTGAAAGGTGATACGAATCTACGTGTGAACTTGTTTGATAACTGGTATCACGTAGAAATATACCATTGTTCAAAACTGGAGTTGCCATAAGGCTTTTTAATTTTAAGGGTTAGAAATTATAAGAATTTTTTATATTATCTTTTAAAGATGTTAGTAGGTCTGACTAACTTTCTAGATTTAGGCTCATCTTCCTCTTGATAAGTAGATGTGTTCTTTTTAGATTGTTCAGTCTTTAACTGTCTAACAGTTTGTTCCACTGCTTGATTCTTTCCTTGTTTTACCAAGTTCTGACGATATTCATCAGGGTTAGAAAGTAACCAAAGAGCTTCTGCTATTAATGGATAGTTAGGTTCTACAAACTGATACTTCTCTAAAAGATGCCCCAACTGATTAGTTGGACGACCACTGATAGATGGATATTGAGGTTGAACCAATCCACTATATAATTGAGCTTGTGTCTTTTTATCTAACTTAAGACCATTAATTTCTGCCGGTCTTAAAGCTTCAAACACATTCTGCATGTAAGCTTCTGCTGCTTGTTCTTGTTGCTGCTTCTTAGCTTCTTGATCAGCAATCTGAGATTTTACAATCTGTTCTTGCATCTGATCCAACTTAGGTTTAAACTGCTTAGCTTTTTTCTCAAGCACTCCTAAGTCTTTCCATGTAGTTAACTCCTCGTCAATTTCTTCATCATTACCAAAGCCGGTTGCACTTAAATAAGATCTTACAATACCTTCTTGGTCATTCTCATCTGTAGGATCAAGTTGACGAACTTGTTCTACCTGAGCTAAAGCTTGAAATATACCTTTTAAGTCTTGTCCGCCATCCATTACATACTTAGCTGCATATTGCAACTCTTCAGGAAGGGATTCAAAAAACTCTTTTGGAGTGTTAGCAGCCACCTCAGACTTTAAATTGTCTACGTTAGCTTGCCACAACTCTTCTATGTCTTTTTCTCCAAGTGTACCTAAGTACTCTTCAAGATCTTGCTTTGTTTCATCATAGTCATCAAAAGCAAACATCTCTTTAGACTCAATACGTTTTTTCAAGAAGCTTACTAAACCAGACTTTTCAGTCTTGGGTCTTCCACCCTTAGATTTAGTCTCATCATCTTCAACATCTAAGTTGTCTATAAGATGATCAGTTTCTTCTTTACTTACTACTTTAGGAGCTTTACCAGTTCCTTCCTTCTCGTCGTCCTTTTTATCATCAGAAGAATCATCGTCATCTTCTTTATCTAAAAAACTAAGATCAGGTTTATCTTGACTAAAGATGTTAGGTTTAATTTCTGTAGGGGCTCCTACAGATCCTTTACTACTACTGTCAGGTACTACGATGCTATCAGCACCGGGTGCTCCTAACCAGCTATCAATGTCAAGATCTACTTGTTGCACAGAAGTCTGTACAGTTGTTTGATTGTCAGCCATATTTGATTGGTTTTTATGTGTATCTCTACATTAAAAATATACAACTTTAAATCTTAAAAATTTACTTTATTTATTAAAATTGTATCTAAGGTATGGATAATAGAGCTATAATTATTTCTTCTTCTTAGCTCCAACATCATATTTGTTCTTATTTTCCTTAGCTATCTGTAATTGTTTGTCAGCAATCTCTTTCTGAGTCTGTAATTTCTGACGCTCAATATCTAACTTCTGAGAATTTGTAGCATTCTTATTAACTTCCTGCTCACGTTTAAAACTCATAGTGTCCTGATAGCTTTGTTGTTTCTGAATATTAGCTAGAACATCTTGATAATCAGACACTTGGTTCTTATCAATATCCATCATAGCACCATAACCTGCTGATCTAATCTCAGCAAGAGTGATGTTATTTTGTCTATCAAGATCTGCTTGTTCAGCTTTAAACTGAATGTCCATTTGTTTCTGACGTTCTTGAGAAGCAAGCATTTCTTCCTGCATTTTCTGTTGAGCTTCTTGTTCTTGTTGTTTAAGAGCATTAGCTTTTTCTTCTGCAGATTTAAGAACACCTGTTAATTCAGCTATAGATTCAGACTTAATAACATTTCCTAAGTCAAAGATTGTAGCACCCGTAGTATTATTGTTAATAGCAAGTTGACGTAACTGCTCCATAACATTACGTTGGTTAGTCTTTGTTGTACAGAAGATATTAAAATCTCTCATTAAAAGATCTGTTCCATTCATTTGGAAGTTGATCTTCTCATCATTACCTGTAATATATTGAAGTCTTAAACTAGGTTTCTTAGAATGGTAGTATTGAGCTAAGTCAGTTCTCATTTGGTGAACTCTTGGCATTAAGTAATCACTATGTTGTGTGAAGTACTGTTCTGTCTGAGCATAAGATGCATTCATAGCTTGTTCCACACCAGTGGCAGTCTGCTGCTGAGCTATCTGTTGTCCCATACGTTGTTGGTTAAGACCAACCACTTCAAACGCTTGGTTCTTAAAATAAGTAGCTAAGTTCACTCTAGATAACAAACGGTTTGTTTGCTCTAAGTTTAACACTTGGTAGTGTTGAAAGTTAAGAGCATTCTCAGTGTTTGTAATAGAAGTATCCAATGGCAACATTTGGAAGTTCTTCATAGCCACATAGGCTTTAGCCAGATTATTTTTACCCCAGTCTTCTCCCAAGGAGTGACGAGGTAAAGCATTCTGGTCTAACATGATCACCGTGCCGAGTTCATCTACTAAAATGTCTGCGATCTGGTTATTCACAATATTGTAGCCTATTTGGTAGGGCTTCATTAGATCAACCAATGAAGTACTCCTAGTATTTCTATCACCAAATACAGATCCTTCCACTGGAAGTTTACATCCGTATAGTGTACTATCTCCTTTAAATTGGAATGGTATCTTACCTGGTCTACCACCGTTAAGACCTAGGTAGATTGGGTTAATACCACTTGGGTTATTCATTCCCCAGAATGCTGGTCTATTAGGACCAATCTTTACCCCACCCCATGTTTCATTAATCCAAATCCAATCTACGTGTTCACCATAGATTAAGTTGTCTTTAGATTTCTGTTTGTAAACCACAGTGTTATACTGAGGTTTCTCAGTGATCTTATAATCTTCACTGATAATATCTTGAATAGTTTCTCCTTCTTCTGTAATACGTGTAAGATGACCCACCTTACGTTGACTCTTCCAATAAATCTGAGAAACACGTAATAAGTGTGTTTTACCAAAATCAACCGTGTCTTCTGAATCTGATAAGATCCATTCAACTATATCTCCTGAACCAAATTTAGTATCATAAAGAGAAGCATATTGTCTATACCCTAATGATGGCATCTGAGTATTCCAGTCATGAGACTTTGTAGGATCATAGTAAGTTCCATCATTTTGGTATCCTTGTACAGCATAACCAGCTGATCTTATAGGATAAATAGCTTCTAAAGCTTCTAATTGATCTTGACTCATCATCCAACCATACTTGTCAATAACGTCTGATACAGACATCATATCCATTTTACCTACCCAGTTACCCTGAGAAATGTAACGTACATCTGGAGATTTATGATAGAATGTTAAAAGAGGATTCCAAAGCTCCACCTCATAATCATCTTCATTCATCTTAAAATGCCAAAACTCTCTATCTGTAATAAGCATGTCTCTAAAAGCACGCTCTTCTAATTCTTGTAAACCAAACTTCTCAGTGTCCACCTTCATCTGATGGGTAGCCCACTCTTCAATCATAGATCTATAATCCTTTTTAAAATACGCCTCAATTTCAGGAAGAGTTTTTAATTGTTCAGGATTAAGCATTTGTTGAGCTTCCTCAGACTCAGGATCAAGTCCTTGGTTAATCATTTGGATTAAGACCTTTTGTTGAGCTTGTTGTAATAAATACTCCTCAACCATAGATCTTTTCTCTTCTAACATCTCATTATAAGAGATGTCATCAATAGCTCTAAACATAATCTTAGAGGTACGTTTACTAAATTCATTAGTAAGTACGTTGATTACGTTAGGAATAATAGGATAGAATTTAAGTTCTAAAGCTGATTCATCTTCTTTAGTTAATGTATCTATAAGATCAGCCATCTCATTGTCTTCTTCTACAATGTAATCAGCTTTGTCAATAATTCCTTTAGCAAGCTTGTAGTTTTTCATTAATCTACGAGCATTACGTTTAAGTTGCTTCATACCCTGAAACTCTAGCCAATCTAGATTCCATGCTCTCCACTCCTCATCCTTCTCTTTTTCAGCCAGAAACTGAATAGGTTGGGTTAACGTACCCATCTTATTATAGTCAGCTTTTTTACCAGCTTTGAGATCCATTGCGTTATATATCTGCATGATTCTTAATTGTTTAAGTCTAAATCAGCTGTAAAAGTTCTAGCTGATCCAGTTATAGAAGTTGAACTAGAGGTGTATGTAATTGGATTACCATTAATGGTTCCATAAGGTTGAATAGGTACTGTCCATGGTGTAGTAGTTCCAGTTGACCAACCTGGTGTTGAACTAACTGTTAATTCCACCTCTTCCTCCTTTAAAATAAGTAAAGCTTCCTCTAATGTGAGAGAACTTTCTTTTATTAAACGAGATAGTATGGCTACTTTTTGAGCATGTAATGGCACTTCTTGTTGCATTATCTTATATTTTTAAAGGGATTTCTAGAAGGTTGATTGTTTCCAGCACCTCTCTTGGAACCGCCCATATGTCTGAATGGACTCCAATTTAATTTACTAAATTTTTGCGAGTTAACCAAATTTTCATTTGTAACTTCTACACGTTTAGCCAGTCCTCTGTTAGATTGTTGCACCTTTGCAAAGGCTATTAGAGCTGAAAAAGCTACAAGTCTATCCACGTTCACCCCATCTTGGTAAGCTTGCATCTCTTTTAGAAGCATTGGATCAGGTATTCTTTCCACTCCATAAATAGTCTTTACAATAGTTCCATCAGGAGTAGTTTCAGTGTCTAGCTCTTCTTTTAAAAATTCAATAGCATAAGATAGGACCGTTCCTTTGAATAATGTACCCACGTTCTTCCATCCATATTCCTGGAATACATTACGATTAGCTCCTATATCTTTTAAAAATAAGATCATGTCTTTAGGAACTAGATATCTTTGTTTCTTTTTAGAGATCATATATTGTATAAACAAAGCTACGTTATTCTCCACAATAGTCCAGGCATTATACCATTCTATAAGTAATTCTAGTCTTTCATGGGTTTTATTGATATCATCAAAACGTCCACACCAGCTAGCTACTATCTTATCTCTCTCAATTGTGTTACTCACCTTACCGTTTCCGTCATCTTTAATCACTTCTACAGGATTCTTGTAAATGTAAATAGCACATAGTGAGTCAGATGTAGTTGTCTTACCCTCACTCACTGGATCGACTGACCCATAGTACATACCAAAGCTTGGATCTTTATGAGGTCTTTCATAAATACATAACACTCCTTCTTTATCTTCTGTCTTTTTAGATATGGGCCATTCTGTAATTGGTATCTTTCTAGATGGTCTATCTATAATCTTTCCATCAGAATCTCTAGATAGTTCAAGATATTCTACAGGATATTGTTTATCTTGAATACGTTGTTGTTGTCTAGCAATCAAATGTGGAGCAAATATAGATAGCTTTCTAGTTGCAAAAGCTTCTTCAATATTACGAGGATGCTGGGATATTTCCAGCTGATAAGCTGCCGGTTCAAGATCTTTCTTAAGTTTTACAAACTCTTCTTCTAAAGCTTGTAAAGCCTCAGTGACTAGAGAGTTACCGTATTTGTCAATATAAGGGGGCATAGACCACTGTTCAGGAATAAACAAGCCAGTTACTCCAATCGTTCCTTTACCGTCTATAAGGTCAGATTTGACCCCATAGAATCCATTCTCCTCAGGTTTATCTATGTAAAGTTTCAAAGGTTCACATTGATCAAGGTCTCCCACTGATCCTGCAGCAATAAACTGACCTGTAATCATATGACCAGACTTAAGTGCTGGCTTCATATATCCATAGGTGTCATTCATCTTTGGAGCAATACCTGCCTCCTCGTGAAAGAAATAAGTTACAGGTCCACCGACACCGTGTGTAGGATCTTTCTCAAATGAGTATAAGTTGATAGAAGACTTTAATCCTCTATAAGTATCTCTATTTGCTACCCTCACTTTAATCTGTTGGTTCCATGCTCCCACCTTATCTGGTTCAGCTGGTCTATACCATGCTGTATGTTCATTTAGGAAGTTACGATATTCTGTTAAGAATTTCCAAGATCCTTTTTCATTGATATAGTCTTTAAGACTTGCTCCTATTTTAAGTACAGCTCCTTCTTCAAATACCCATTGATTAATTAACTTAGCCATATGGAAATAAGAAGATGCTATCTGACGTTTCTTTAAAACAATAGCATGCTTCCAATGTAATTCTGCTAAATGTTCATATAGAGCTAAATGATACTGAGCATCTCTCACCTTAGCAAAGTCAAACCTTTTTTCTTCCTTATCATAAATAGGTAGGAAGTTTAACCACATGTAATAGTCTCTAGAAATAAACCAGTTTTTATCACCACTATGGATTATAACACCTTTTCTACATTTATTCTTTTGGTCATCCCAGTATTTAACAAAGTCTTTACTTCTTACTGGAGATGCACAATAGTATCCTTGCTTCTGAAACTTACGTCCCTCAGCATTAAATATAAGAGATGTTTCATCAAACTCATACTGTCCTGGTTCTTTAAATAAAGATAAAAGATAGTCTCGGAACTCCTCACGTGAATAAAACACGGTGGTATCCCAAGACCCATCTTTATAGGTTGGTATTTCTAAATATATATTATCTGATTTCTCCACGTGTAAGATCTTCTATCATTCCTACATCACCTTTTGTACGGTGAAGCATATCTAATAGGGTGTTTAAATGTTTACTTTTTAATACAGCATGATGTTGGCTATTACTCCAATACTCATTATAAACATTTCTTGGAATAGCATTCCATAACTGATTATATGAATTGTAATGAAATACCCAATCAGACATATAACTTGATTCTGGTATTAAGTGTTCACCAATAGCGGCAAACTCTTTAATTTCTAGGTCTGTGTACACTTCTGTTTTCATAGGTTATTTGTTTTAGCTGTAGGAGAAGGACTCGAACCTTCAAACAGTGATTCAAAAAGTAGCATAATGCTTGCAAGCTGGTGGTCAACCCCATACTACTTTTCTATTTCATAATCTGTGCCCACGAGACGAGTGGGTGTGTATGCCTAAGTATGCTGAGATACTTTTTTTCACCATCCTACAATGTTGTAACTTATTACGTCAGTGGAAAAGTTACCAAACCATCTAGCTTACGATCTAGCTCTTGTAGTGTGCCTATTTAATAAATAAGCCTTAGAGGAACTACGACCCCGTGTACTTAGGGAACATTATCTTTATTGATCATATGCTAAGTCTTGTCCTCCTCTTACAGAAGACTGTTGTTCATCCATTAAGTCTTTATAGATTCCTTTATAAGATTGTCTTACAGAATCAAACTTCTCAGCTATTCTAAGAATGCCTACAGCTGATCCGTCTCTACCAAAGGTAGGGGTTTCTGTAGCTAGCACCTTTCCTAAATTATCTAAAGCTGTTTTAATTCCATAATATGCTCTTGATGTTTCTGTCTCATACATTTGTTTACATCTTCTTAAAGCATGTGCTATCTCATCTTCCTCTGGAGAAAAATCTCCATTTACCTCTTCTAATATCACTTCTTCTTTCTCACTCTCTGGAAAATGAAAGAAAGGATTTAGATCTGGATTAGGACAGGTCATGTAAAACAGATATGTATATATGTTTAAATACTCTGTAGGATGAGAGACCATTAAGTCTTTAAGGAACTTTAATGTATAGCAATGTTCACTAGGTGTAACATTTCCATTCTGTATATCAAATAATCTTACCATTAGTTCCAATGTTTATTATATGCCTCAAAATAAAAAGTGAGGTCTTGTTTAGTGTCATCATAGTATTCTCCTACAACATCACTTTTAAATCTACTACCTATATTTTCGTACAAGCTAGTAGTTATTATTGTACCTGTCACTTTATTTCTAAATAGTTTGTTAAGCCATGTATATGTTCCTCCACGGATAACACCTGCTTCTACTAAAAGATAATATTTATATTGGACATCTGAAAACTTAAACCATGCATCTATATCTTGGTCTGCTTTTCTAACATACTTATGTTCATCTTCATCTGGATATGCTACATGTATAGGAAGTACATCACACATCTCACCATGTTTACTTAAGTTATGAGCTACGTGCATAGCTACAGTGGCTGAATAGTCAGGACTCACCATAACTACAAGTGTATTTTCAGCTGATATATCTGGATACTTTTCAATAACCTTATTGGTGAGTGTAACAATAAGCTTTTTTTCTTTAGCTGCTGTAACTAATAATGGTTTTCTCATTAGTATTTAGGTTTTAATCTACTTCTATTATCTTCTAGCCAATGTATAAGAGCTATTGCTTCTGCTTTTAAATATGGTACGTCATAAGGAATAACATCTTTCACTATAGGATTGCCTGTAGAGTCTAAAGCTGTTACAGGATTATCATACTTATCTCTACCAGATTCTTCAAATAGAATATGATGTATAATAAGTTTACCTGGTTTTAATTTAGGATTGTGTTTAAGAATAATAAACATATACATAGATAGTTGTAATGCATAATGCATAAAGTTACAATCATCTAAATGTGATAAAGGAGATGACATTTTCTGACTAACGCCTTCCCAATTGGTAAAGCTTTCTGTCTTAATTTCTTTATTAGTCTTATAGTCTGTAATATGTACCTCTCCATTAATCACCTCAACAAGATCTGACTGACCACAAATGCCGGCAGATTTAAGGTAGACTAAATGTTCTGGATAGATACCATCTGTTAATTTCTGAGAGGGAGAATACTTACATCCTTCTTTTTCTATAGGAGTGAATACAGGAACAGTGACACCATGTCTTTCAATAGTGTTAAGTTCACATATATCTGCTTCTCTACAATTATGATACCATGTACCTAATGTAGTAGCACGAAGAGCTTCTGCTTTCCAAGCAGCTTTAATATCATCAGGAGTCATACCATACCATTTAGACTTTTTATTCTTTGCAGACTTCTCTGCAATTTTATCAGCGTCAAATGGTTGTTTGAAATTACCTATAAAACTAGTGACAGATAACCAATTAGTTAAGTCTGTTACATCTATACTTCTATACTTGTGATCCTCTGGTGTAAATATTAATATACTCATAGTCCTAGTTTTTGGTTAATTAAATCTTCTTCTTCTTGTGTAAGCTCAGCTTTCCAATGTCCCTTTGGACATTCTGAAGACAAAGATCTAGTCTTAAACCCTAGGGAACATCCACAACCTCCTAGTTTTTCATTACAGCAAGGATGTGTTCCTACCACCATACATCCTACACCCTGCACATCGTAAAGTGCACATTTCTCACATATCTGCATTCTCTGTTGTGCAATCTCTTCTACATCCTCTTTCTTAAATATGGAATTAGTCACTCCCTCTAGTATCTGACCTTTTGTTTTCCATAGCTTTATTATGTTTTCTCTTAGGCTCATCTGTTGATGTTTTATGTAGTTTAATAAACTCTTTCCTCGTCTGCTCTTCTTCCATAATCTTTTTCATAGCCTTCATATCAAAAAGATTTTCATCTGTTCTAAATCTTGTCACCTTTTCTTGCACTCCTTTTTGCTTTAAGTTCTCTTTAAACCTTTCAAGCATTTCTATCATGTCATCTAGCTTCCAATGTTTTATAGTGAAATCTCCTAGATTGGTTATATGCACTCTACTGTGTTTTAAACTAGAAAGACTCTTTCTTACTTCCTGCCAATAGAAGTCAATGATATCTTTTATCATTTGTTCAGGTAGGTCTAGTTCTTTAGCTACCTCTGGGATCAGTTCTTTTGCTTTTTTAGGACGCAACTGATAAGAATTTAAAATCTAATAATACATTCCCCTTACTATGAACATTCATAATAGGATTGATAAATATCTTCTTCTTATTCTTTCCTTCTTTTACAATAAGCTTTTTCTTCTCTGCTTTAGTTAAACAGTTTCTAACTGATTGTGTGCTAGAGAATATAGTCTTGGCATGAGCTTTAATACAAAAGCTTGTAAGTTCTTGATCTCCTTCTACAGCTAAATATGTCAAACATTCTAAGTCTGCTTCACTCACTTGTATTCCTTGTAAGTAACAATGTGTGAGTATCTGATACTTGACTATTTGCCAAGTGGTCATCCTCACTCTTTTGTCCACTTGATTTACTATTGCCATTATAATTCTATTTTAAACATTATATATTCTTCCCCTGTCTTATTCCAATTCTCATACGTTAAGACTTCTTCTGCTCCAAAGTCTTGAAATATCTTCCATGACGGTCCCTTTCTAGCTTCTCCTATAAGATGTTTAAATCCAGACTCAGTTGCCCAGTTTAAAGTTTCTTTAACAAGATCATGACCAAGTCCTTTTCCTCTATGGGAAGGAAGGACAGTGAATGAGTCTATTCTCACCACATTATTACTTGTCCATGACATTATCATTTCAGCCACTAAGCCATCTTTACCATCTCTAAACCAGATTCCTTGAATCCCATCCCCTTGGGACAAGACGTATGTTTTATACTTCTCGTCCCATTGGATAGGCTTAGGATGTTCTTTTTCAAACTTGTAGGCTTCTTTATAGTCTCTTAGTTTATACAGAACAGTCATAAAAACTTATTTCTTTTTTAACTTTTTAGCAGGTACACCTTCAGCAAATTGTGTAGCTGTAGGAATAATGATATCATCACCCACAGCTAATCCAGCTTCTAGCAACTCAGGGTTGTTATCTAGATCTTCTTGTGTAATAGTGTGAGGGGTTCCTTCAGGTTGTGGTTGACTAGCTGATTGCTGTGTTGTCATTTGAGCAATAAAAGCAAGAGCTTTCATTTCCTCAGCTTTAGCAACAGCTAACTCTGTACTAATCTTTTGTAGCTCTAATTGAGCTCTTTTAACTTCTACCTGTTCAGCAAAGAAAGCAATCAGCTCTTCCTTGGTAGGTATCTTTTGTTCTTCAGACATAATTGGTTGGTTTTTAATTATTATAAATCTACGTCATCTACGTTAATATCATTCATTGAGGAGTTAGTATGCTGCTTCCAGATTCTAAAGAACTCTAGATAGCTAGTATCTATAACATAAGTGTCTCCAGCATCTGTAAAGATAGTGGTGGCGTTATACGTAATCTCCTCAGGATCTTCAGAAGTCTGCTTAGCAGCTACCACTATATCTATGTTAAATAGAAAAGGCATCCACTTCCCTGGATCATCTTCTATAGAGAGAAGATCCATCTTATCTGGTGTCATTGTATGACAATGTATGTTGCAATGGTGTAAGCTCATAATGTTGGTCTTATATTATAATATACTTAAAAAGTTTAAACTACACAAATTTAATATTATATATTACACCTAAACCTAATAAGTTATCCCCCCTTGTTAATAACGTATAATAGACCCCCCCCTATGTCCTGGAAAAGTTCCGTGTTAGAGAGGGGTGGTACCTTTAGAGAAAAACTCCCCCGGTCAATCCGATTGGAGGTGGTACCCCCTATGCTGTGTGGAGGTAAGTAGAGAAACCCCTGACGTACATTAAAAATAAATACTATGGAAAAGATTAATGAATGTACGTGTACATCAGCTTACTGGTGTTATGATGAGAATCAAATGGAACCTGGGTATACTTGTATGAATTGTAGATTGGAAGAGGAAGCATACTATCAAGAATGTATGGAAGAAGAAAAGGTATCGGCTATTAGCATACCTGTTGTATCTGTAGAAGAAGATGATGATCTCCCATTTTAGGGGGATTATCATTTGGTATTCTACCCCTGATGTATATATAAATATATATTATGAAACAATTATTAATTATTATGTTATGTATTGCAGCTTACAGCTGTGCTTCTAAGAAGACAAAGTCAGTTGTACCTGTGTGTAAGCACAATACACCTGGAGCTATTATGATTATCCCATCTGATACAGTGAGTGGTAGACCTACATACACTGTCATCTTTGATGATGAGAAGGCATTAGACCATATGTATGGTGAAGAGATAGGTAATAGCTTATCTACTGGTAAATGGGAATATGATGAGGACTTGGTGATTACTACTGAAAAGTAGTAGTCATTAAGTTAGAATATAACCCCTGATTGTATTTAAAAATAAATAATATGACTAACATGAATGTAAACAAGAAACCATTTGGTATCAGATTTGAAGGTAACACAGTATGTATGAAGCTACGCTTTACAAAGGAAAGATTCCTTAAAGCAGAGATAGCTGACTACGGTACACACTTTACTACCAAGTCTGGCCATATCATCTTTGAAGCAGAGCTATTAGCTCCTAGTCAAGGATTAGCCGAGCTTCAGAACAAGCTTGACTTATTACGTAATCAACCTGCTAAATAGTAGGTTGGTTATTTTTTCTAACACTTACGTAGAATTTACCCCTGATATCATAATAAAATAATTTATTATGCGTAACCAAATTAAACAGCCTTACGGCTACAATTACTTCACTATTGGTACAGTTACCGTTTACAGTGGTAAAATCCGTGTTAAAGCAGAGAGCAACACATTTGAGAGAATGTGGAACTCCGCTGTGGCACAACACCCTGTAATTATTAGCAACCATAAGAATAACTGCGTTGCTATTAGTTGGACCACTACTGATTACATAGTACATAACATGTATAGAGAGCTACTTAACGACATACTTGCCTCTATTATGCATGAGCGTGTAACCAAGAAGTACGCCAAAGAAGTACCGGATTACATATGCCTGTAACCTATTATAGCAGATTGCCTAATAAGCAGTCTGCTATATTATGTAGAATTTAACCCCTGATTATATATTAAAATATATAACATGAAACATTTATTATTATTATTGACAGTTATTACACTGTCTATTAGCAGTTATGCTAAACCAACTCCTTGTAAAGGGACCACAAAAGCAGGTGTAGCTTGTAAGTCTATTATTGTAGATTCAAAGACAGGCTACTGTAATGCCCACAATCCTAACAGAGTACATTGCTCTGGTAAGACAAAAGCCGGTAAAAACTGTATGATGACCGTTGGTAAAGGCAGCACTACGTGTAGATTACATGGTAAATAAAGACTATAAGGGAAGCTTAACAGCTTCTCTTATTTTTTTGTCTAAATGACCCCTGATTTTAAATAGACGAAAGTCCCAAACGTGCAATCAGTGGGAGTCATGACCCAACCATCTACCTAATGAGAGTTTAATAAACTCAGGTCTTAAAAAGGATGTATTGCACAGTATACAGAAACAGGAGTTTTATTATTTCTCCTGTTTCTTTCCTCTCATTACTGCAACCTGCGGTTGTCTCTGCTAACGCAGAACTTCATCCTCTCATTAACCCCTGATGTACAACTAGTTAGTAAATAACTACCAAAAAAAGTCTCATTTCCCCCAAATGAGCATTAAGAACCAAGGCCTAACCGTCTTGGTTCTTTTACACCCTGCATAGACATAATCTGCAGCCTTCGGCTGTTATTATGCTCTATTTAACCCCTGATTGTCAATTGGTATTATATTAATCATTTTAAACATTTTAAACATGTTACAAGCTAAATTAAACGGTTCTTACCGTAAAGCAAACACCGGTACCAAAGTATTCAGATTCACCGTTACAGGTTCAGAGAAAGACCTTCAAGCGTATGAAGCCGCACAAGGAGACAGTTTCCGTTTAGATGAAACAACCGGTAAGCCTTTGTGGTTCACCACTCGTTACACAGGAGACTCTGTTAATTTGATTATCACTTCTAACAACCAAGTTGTTGCTGATGATACTGAACTATCTAAACTACAAAGTTTAGTAGAGCAGTTTGGCCCAGATGTTGCAAAGCTCGTTCTTATGCAGAAAGCTACTACGCCTAGTGCTGAATAAGCCTAGTCATGTCCTACACCCTAATCCGGTGTAGGATTTTTTTTCTGTACATAATGGCTCTCCATCAGAACAGTCTTCCTAACTGTCCGTCCCTGACGGCCCATTTCCTAACCATCTGCACGCTTTCAGCGTGTCTTACACACACTTAACTCCCTGATTTACAATCAGTTGTGTCAGAAGCTGTGTATGTCAGGAACACCACAAGCCTAATCATCGTATTCTACAAAGCTGTTAAACCAGCCAGACGGTTAGCGGATAAGATAGCTATAATTTATATTTATTAAAGATACGATCTGTCTAATCCACAGATAATATGCCCAATATGATGAGAAATGGTTTGATAACCATATGGGTAAGTGTTGTTACTTAGTAACAGCAGGTTGATCACCTGATGATGAACTTCTGAACAATCTATTTCTAACCTAGCAATAGGGACAGCCACGACACCTGTAAGTTGGATAAATTAGGGTGTTACATTTTTCAGAGGGCTCACCAGTGAGCTACAATCATAGTATAGATTTATTATAATACTATTAATAGGAGCTCATACATGAGCTGTCCCTTTTCTATCAAGTTCTCAATCATTATTTACATCACATACAATTCATTAACATGAAAAGAACAAAACATCTAGTATTCCGTACCTATCAATCCTTTCAGGAATGGTACACAAGAATGGCTAACAAGTTTACCACCCTTAGACTAGTATTTCTAAAGGTATTTAGATCTTCCCACTATATAGCTGTATCTATAAGCTATTAAGACTCATTATGTGGATGGTGACCCGGAGATTACTTCAATGGGTGCCACACATACATTATTCATTAATCAATTCACACAAGACATGAAAAAACCAGATTACGTCTTACAAGTGTTAGTATGGATGGCTGCTGTTATGGTAGTTATCATAGCTCTAACCTCTTGCTCAACTAGCCGTTATTGTAAGCCTCCCAAGTACAAAGCACCTAAACAATATAGATGCGTTGTAGGTAGGGTAAACTTATGGAGAAACTAATTACAAAACCCACTAAATTTCCCTAACATGGAAAAAACAATCATTCATTACAAACGATTTAAATTAGCTATTATGCTAAATGCGTTCATTGTAGGTGTAGCCTATGATAACAAAGAGGTCTTTATGGCCTTTGGTCTATTCATCATTGAGATAGACTTTAAGAAGAAGAAAAGAAACAACACTTTTTAATCAACTAATTCATTTAAACATGAAAACATTCTCAATCAGTTCCCCTTGGGACCAAAGATCAACGCTTGTTAGTATTAAACTAGGTAGTTATGCTAACGGTAGAACATCTATTAGTCTTATAGATGTAGAAGATAAGCAACCATATGCTGTTGCTACGGTTAATATACCTGATGCTCTTTTATTAGACAATGAAGTGTTTGTTAAAGACTATTCAGAGAACGAGGGCATGTTAGACTTCCTCACTAATAATAACATAGTAGTTCCTACTAACAATTGGGTACAAACCGGCCACGTAGATGTACAAGTTTGTACACTTAATCCTGAATCAGAATGGGGACTAGTTCCTAATCTTTATTCAGATGAAGGACCAGAATATGACGGTGCAGGGTTTACAGAAAAAGATAATAACAGAATGGACCCAGCTCCTGATGAAGTAGATCCTGTTACAGGTAAACAAATGTGGATTATTAAAGGTTATAGAATTTGGGATAGTAGCTACCAAGATGCTCTTAAGCACCTTGAGCTAATTGAATCATTTTAAATCATTAACATGAAAAAAGCATTAGAAGTATTATTTGGTATAAGAGAGCCTAACAAGCTCTCTAAACCAATTGAACTATCATTCTCTACATTAACCCCTATTAGTAGGCCAGGTATGTTAGAATGGTTCAAAAAGTATAACGTGGGCATATTGACTGATAAACAGTCAATTAATGTTCCAATTAGAATGGGAAACATAGTTAAGTACGTTGATCTACGTAGCATTAAATCATTCTAATTAAACTCGGTGAGGCTAGCAAGAGCTAGTATGGGTATTCTCATACCCGAACCTCTGACTTAGGATTGATCAACCATGAGATGCTGCAGATGAAAACTGAACGTTCTTAATAAGACTAGTAAGATAGCTGCCGTGATGGGGGCATACCAAAATGACTACTGCTTTGATTAACTTCATGTAAGCCAGCACAGTTGTGAGTAGTATTGACTGAACCTGACAGTATAGCTGTTCAGATGTAGGGAACTTCAACACAATCAGTACGTTAAGCTGATTATTTTTTAATTAATCATTTACTAAAAATAAATTTATTTTATGCCAGTATCAAAATCAGTAACAGTAGCAGAATTTGCTATTAAAGAAGTAGTAATCCCAATTAAGGGAATTAGTCCACTAATTACACATGCGTGGAGTCAAAAATCTATCAAAATGATAGAAGATAAGCAACAAGGTGTTGCTAAGAATAAAAAACATGATATTCGTAATCCTGAAGAGGAATATGAAGCAGGTAAACATGTCAGTTCATTAGGATGGGATGGTTTTCCAGCAGCTGGTTTTAAAGCAGCTATGATACGTGGAGCTAAAATGATTGGTATGGTAATGAAAGATACACAAACTTCTTTCTTTATCAAAGCTGATGATGAAATAACTCAATTAGTACGTATATATGGTGAACCTCACTTACGTAAAGATATGGTAAGAGTAGGTATGGGGTCATCTGATGTAAGATATCGCCCAGAATATATAGAATGGGAAGCTAATCTTACAGTAGAATTTAACGAAGGTGTTATTAGTTTAGATCAAGTGTATCAATTAGTAAAAGCTGCCGGTTATGGTTGTGGTATTGGTGAAATGAGACCAGAGAAAACTAAATTTAACTATGGACGTTTTGCTTTAGCTCAAGAATTAAATACACCTATAGCTGACAATTCTAAATCAAAAGCTAAATAAATATGAATCAAGAATTACAAACAGTTAATAATTATGCTTGGAAATTAGCTAGTTTAGCCAAAGGTATTGATGTACAAGATGCAGTGACTGAGTTAAGCAGAATTAAATCTGTTTATGGAAGTTTAACTCCTGAAAATGTATTAAATGCTTCAAGATTAGAAACAGCTGTATTATATAAACTATTTAACTGGGATGATGCTAAAGCAGCTGAACATTATAG